CATTTAAAATTTTTAACTAATGGTAGAAGAAATTAAAAGTGCATTCGAAGGCATTAAATCCGAAGTAAACGGAGCAATCGAAAGTGCGAAGGCTGATAATGCTAGTGCATTAGAAAGCGTTAAGGCTGACTTAGAAGCTACTAAAGCTTCAATCTCAGTTGTTAAGGATGAAATTGAAAAAATGGAAGCAAAACAAAATCGTGTTAAAATGAATCAAACAGAAGTAAAAGGGTTTAATGCTACCCTTGCTGAAGCTATCGAGAACAATTCTGATAGTTTAGCGAAATTAGCTCGTGGTGAACAAAAGCGTTCAAGCTTTATCTTGGATACAAAGGCAGTTGGTAATATGACAGAAGCGGTTAACCTTACAGGTGACATCACTCGTCAATATGCTAATCAAGTATATGCTTTACCTTCTCGTAAGGTGCATTTAAGAAGCTTATTACCAATCGGTAGTTTGTCTCAAGGTTTATTTACTTTCCCTTACGAAAGTGGTGGAGAAGGTGATCCAGCAGCTCAAACTCAAGGAAGTTCTAAAGCTCAAGTTGATTTTGACATTACAATGAAAGATGCAGCTGCTCAGTATATTGCTGGTTATGTTCGTATCTCTCGTCAAATGTTAGATGATATACCTGCTATGACTTCTTTCTTACAATCTCGTTTATTAGAGAAGTATTTAGTTGCTGAAGATGCTCAAATCTTAAGTGGTAATGGTACTGCTCCTAACTTACAAGGTATTTTGCCAGTAGCTACAGCTGCAACAGGTGCTGCTACAGTAGACGTAGAGCAATTAGTTCAAGCTATTGCTCAGTTAGAAGTTTCTAACTATAGTGCAACTGGTATCTTAGTTAACCCAACTGATTGGGCTGCTATTATGAATACTAAGAATACTAACTCTGCTTATACTTTACCTGCTTCTACAGTTGTTACAACTGATGGTAGTGTATCTATCGCTGGTATCCCTCTTTACAAATCAACTGCAATCGCAGTAGATAAGTTTGTAGTAGGTGACTGGTCTATGGGTGCTCAAATTATGCAGAATCAAGGTATCTCAGTTCAGTTCTCTGAATTTGATGGTGATAACTTTACTAAGAATATGATTACTGTAAGAGTTGAGGCTCGTATCGCTTTACCTATCTATTACGCTGGTGCGTTTATTTATGGTGATTTCGGTAACGTTGCTTAATCTTTAATTAGATTTACAATACAAGGGATAGCCTAGAAAGCTATCCCTTTTTGTTTACACTAAATTTTAACTATTTTTGTAAAAATTAGCATAATGCAGATACTAAGAGATGTAACTACTACAGTAGCCCCTTCGGCAACAATAGTTACCCTACAGGCAGCCAAAGATTATTTAAGAGTAGATTATAGCGAAGATGATACTTTGATTACTAACCTTATAGAAACGGCTAGAATCAGATTAGAGCAGTATGCTGCTGTTGCTATGTCTACTAGAACATTAAAGGTAGTAGCTTATGTAGATGAGTTTATAGAGCTTCCTTATGCTCCTATTAACACTATTACATTAGTAGAATATTGGGATGGTGCTGCTTGGGTAGCAATGGTACTTGGAGATTATAGAGTTTTAGGTGATACTTATAAAAAGATTTATATGGTATCCCCAATTATGACTGAGTTTAGATTTACTTATACTTGTGGATATACTACTACACCTGAGTCTATGAAAACAGCTCTATTGAAATTAGTAGGTGATTTATACGAATACAGAGAATCAAGCGTTGAAAGTACTACACCTTCAGCCAATTTAACAACGGCTTACGAATTAATGAAACCTTACAAAAGGGTAAGTACATTCTTATAATGATAGGACAATTAAGAAATAGAATAACGTTTAACACTAAAACAAGCGTATCTGATAGTGCTGGTGGGTTTGTGAACACACTTGTACCTTATTACACTTGCTGGGCTGAATTGGTCTCTAATAGCAATTCTAGGACTAATATAGCAGGTAAGGATAATATTAATGATGCAGCTACATTTAGGATTAGATATACAAGTGGTAAGACATTTACTAATGCTCTTGTAATTACTTGGAAGTCAAGAACTTATATGATTAACTCTATTATAAACGAAGGTGACCTGAATCAATATTATTTAATCGGTTGTGCAACTCTTAAGTAATGGCTACTTTCAATGCTAAAATTACTGGCGTAGATGCCATTATTAGAAAGATTAATAATGCTCCTCAAAAAGTAGCTGAAGAATCAACAAAGATTATAAACGATTCTGTTAAGGAAATAGCTAATGCTGCAAAGGCAAAGGTTCCAATTAAAACTGGTCTTTTAAAAAATTCTATTGGCTTTAGCCTATATACTCAAGGAGTAGGAGCTTCTGTTTACGCTGATACAAGATATGCTGCTTATGTCGAGTTTGGAACAGGTGATTTTGGATTTGGCATACCTGTATACCCAAATATAAATATGAGTGATTTAGAAGGTTATGCTTTATCGTTTAAAAAGAATAAAAAGTTTATAGGGATGCCATATAGGCCATATATGTTTAATTCATATAGCGAGGTTTTAGGTAAGATGGTTAACAAGATTAAGAAAATTAGGATATAAATATATTTCGTTAAATTTGTAAAAAATGAAGGACTGCGGATATACATTAAGGAAGGCTTATATAGATAAGCTTACATCAGCTTCTTACTCATTAAGTGTTTATGATACCATAGCACCTGACACAGTAGAACCTCCTTTTATGATTATTAGTAGTCAGACACAAGCAGAGAATAGTAACAAACAAAGTTTTTCATTTGATGTTAGTATTCAATTTGACATAGTTTATAGGACTTTCAAAGCAGGTGAAGTTGGTCAGAAATCAGTAGATACTTATGCTAATGATTTTTTAGTAATTGTAGGAGTTAATCCTCCATTATATCCAAACACAGCACCTGATTTTAAGATAGTTACTAGGAGAGTTAGCTCTAATATTGCTACCTTTGACTATGTGAATGAAGCTTATGTTTTCAGAAGGGTGATAACAATGGATCATTTCGTGAATCAATTAACATAAAAGTAAAATAAAATAAAATGGCAACAACAGGAATTTTTAACGGAACTTCATTAGTAGTTCTAATCGGAACAGAAGTAATAGGTTACGCAACTTCTTGCTCTTTAAGTTTGGCTATCGATACTCCAGACTCATCTACAAAACAAAGTTTAGGATGGGCTGATGAGATTGGTGGACAAAAATCTTGGTCTTTAACAACTGATGGTTTAGCTACAGTAGTTCCTGGTACAGTTGCTACTTATGTAACTACAGCAGAATTGAATGCTTTAGCAATCGCTAGAACAGCAGTTTCAGTTAAATTTACAACAGTAGATAACTCAACAGTAGGTGGTGTAACTCCTGTTTCAGGTGATGTGATTTATTCAGGTTCAGCATTTATCGAGAGCGTAGATATGACTGCTGATATGGAGAATCCAGTTACTTACTCAGTTTCTTTCAAAGGAACAGGAGCATTAACTATTGCTACCAACGCATAATAACCAACCAAAAATAAACCAAAATGAGAGGACAATTTGAATTAACTCTTTCCGATGGAAAGAAGATACCGATGCGTTTTTGTACTTGGAGTCTTAAAAGATTCTGTCAATTACAAGGCATAGGGCCTTCTGACATAGGAGAGGCTTTAAGTGGACAAACATCTTTAGATGCTATTATAAACTTACTGAAAGCTGCTGCTGAATATCCATTATACTCGCAAGGTATAACTCCAACCTTTACTGAAATAGAGGTTTGTGATTGGGTAGATGATATGGGAGGAATGGCAAGTAAAAAGTTCCAAGAAGTAATGGCAACATTATCAGAAAGTATGCAAAGCGGAATAGAAGGTGCCCCAACAAAGTCAAGTAAAAAGGATGGAGTAAAAAAAAATTAGAGTGGATTGACATAGAGAAATATACAATGGGGGAGTGCAAAGTGCTTCCCCATTTGTTTTGGGAGATGACGATGGCTGAATTAGATTTTGTATGGTATGGTTATAGACACGAGGAAGAGCAAAAATGGATTAGAACTAGGTGGCAGACAACAATGTTAATTAACATTCAATTACCAAAAGGTAAGAAAGTTAAACCTAGTGAGCTTATGGAATTAGACTGCGATACTCGTAACTTTGTAAAGCCTAGAGTAATGGATAAAGATGAATTACAAACTGTGCTTAAAAAATATGGACATATATAAACTTATAGGATAATGGCAGATAATCAGATGGTTAAAATTGAATTCGACTTTGATCTAGGAAATGTTCCTGCATCGGCTAAGAAATTTGCTGAATATCTAAAAGGAATAGAAGGTGGTTCTAAAGAAGCTCAAGCTCAATTAAAGCAATTAGGAAATGAAATAGATAAGACTTCTGACAAGATGAATAAGTCAGGTAATACTCTTAAAAAAACTAATCAACAATATATGAATCTTGCTTTAGTTATTCAAGATTTACCATATGGGTTTAGGGGTATACAAAATAACTTACCAGCATTATTGGGTGGCATTGCTGGTGTAGGTGGTGCAGCATATTTAGCATTTTCTGCTATTATTGCAGGTTTAACTTTTTGGGATGAGCATAATAGAAAAGTTACAGCTTCTGCTAAGAAATTAAAAGAACAAGAAGATGAGGTTGTAAAAGGTGTTTCTAATGAAGCAGTAAAAGTTAATGAACTAATTGCAGTTTTAGAAAATGAAAACGAAACTAGAGATAGAAAAAAACGTGCCATAAAAGAACTACAATCTATTAATCCTGATATATTTAGGGATTTAAAATTAGAAGGCACTACTGTAGATGGATTAAATACATATTATAATAAATATATAGATAATCTAAAGAATGTTATACTTTTAAAACAGTATGAAAAAGATTTAGAAGCTATTATAAAAGCTGAATTAAAGTCAGGAGCTCCATTACAAATAGCCAAACAAAAAGAACTTAAAAACTCTGCAGATTTATTAAATATAAATAATAAAGCAATAGGCGATAATATTGCTGCATCTAAAGGTTTAACACTAAAAGATACAAAAGTAATTAATAGTATAAATGCTTATAATAATGCACAAAAACAAAAAATTGATTTATTAGATAAAATAAAAAAAATATCACCTGCTGTTGCATTAGGAGGAGGTAAAGACGAATCAGCAGCAAAAGCATCAAAACAAAAAGTATCAAAAAATCAAGAAGATTTAGCTAGAGCAATATTTAATTATTATAAAGATAATTTATTTCAAGCTGAATATTATTTTAATCAATTGAATGATATTGAAAAATTAAATGCTTTAAAAGAAGCTGTAATTAATAAGGCTTCAAATGATGAATTAACAAATATAGAACAAACCTACGCACAAAAATCTATTAACTTTCATCAACAAATGGAAGATAAGAAATTAGCTATTAGAGAGGAAAGTTCAAAAAGAGGATTGCAATTAACTGAGGCTGATGAGAAAGCAAAGAAAAAGATTTTAGATAGAGAGTTTCAAAATGAAATGGATGCTATCCAAAATAGATTATCTGCACAATTAAAAGGTCATAGAAAAGAACCTTTAAAACAAGGCGAAGATTATAAACAAGCTGTTGCTGGGTATTTAATTATGTCTATGCAAGCTGGTAGAACGGCTGAAGAAATAGATAAATTACAAGATAAAATAAATAGTTTAAATGCTTCAGCAGAAGGAACAGCCGCTGCATTTACACCTTTAGCAGATGTATTAAATAATTTAGCTACTAATACTCTTGTTGAGTTTGGTACTCAAATTGGAAATTTATTATCAGGTGGAGAATTTTCTCTTGATGGATTTATATCTATGTTAGCAGATGCTATTATTGAAATTGGTAAACATTTATTAATTGTTTCAGGTTTATTTGCAGCAGTAGATGCTTTATTTAAAGATCCTGCTACTTGGCCTATAGCCATTGCTGTAGGTATTGCTGCAGTTGCTGCTGGTACTGCCTTAAAAAATTCAGTATCAAAAAAGAACCCTGTATCAAAATTTGCCAATGGAGGTATTATTAGTGGCCCTACAATGGGATTAATGGGTGAATATCCTGGTGCTAGAACTAATCCTGAGGTAGTTGCTCCATTAGATAAACTTAAAGATATTATGGGTGGAGGTGGTGGAAGTTTTGTTCTTAGAGGAAGTGATTTAGTATTAGCTTTGAATAGGTCTGAAACATCATTAAACTTAAGAAGAGGTTCATAATGGCATATTATAATAAATATAAATTTACGTTTGCTACAAGAGCTAATAAGACTGCTTATTTGTATTTACAAGAAGATTTAGCTTCTGCCCCAACAATTATAGAATATCAAGGGGTAGGTATAAACTTACAATATATACCAAACTCAGATGATCCATTTGAACCAATATTTGCTAGTCAGTTAGGAATTACAATAGATATTACTGAAGATTTAGTTAATATACCTAATCTAGTTACCCTTAACGATAGAAAGTATTTTGCTAAGCTTTATTTAGACGCTACTTTAGAATGGTGTGGATGGGTATTAAGCGATAGTGTTAGTATAGGATTTTCTACAGGTAGAAGGCAAATGTCATTTAATGCCATTGATGGACTTGGTATGCTTCAGGATATAGCTTTACCACAAACATTTAATACAAGCATTAACGAAAAAAATAATCTTCTATATTTTATGAGATTATGTTTTAATGCCTTGGATTTTCAACCAACAAATTCAAATATTGTAATAGTTTGCTCATATTTTTCAAGTGGTATGAGTAATAGAAGTGTTCAATCTTATAATGAACCATTTATTCAATCTTATCTTCCATATAGAACGTTCTTAGAAAACCCTTCTACATATAAGAATTGCTTAGAGATTTTATCTAACATAGCAAAAACCTTTGGTTGTAGAATATTCCAAGCAGGTGGTAAATGGTGGGTAGTAGCTATTAATGAATTTGCTAATACAAATAATTGGTACACAGAATACAACTCAAGTGGAACAGTTGTGACTAGTGGTAGTAGTTTAAATACTTTAAGTACTATTCAGGCTTATACAGGTAACACAAGTGATTTATATTTTATAAATAATTCTCAAGTCAAATTATTGAAGAAAGGATATAATAAAGTAGTTATTAATAACTCTATGACATATCCTGATAATTATATGACTAATTGGAATTTAAGACCATCACAAAATACAAATCAGCCTTATAATTGGAATCCTGCAACAACAAGTACAGGAAATTCTTATGTAATAGTTGATAACACAAACGATAATTATGCTTCTTATAGATTAACTAGAGGATCAACACCAACTAGTAAAATGACAATATTTAATACTGGTTTACCTAAGGTTGCTGCTGGAGATTCATTAAGTTTTACAATGACTTTCTTATTTGGAAGCGTATCTCAAGTTAATGGTTATGTGCAATTTTTTATAACACCAACGAGTGGTTCTGTATATTATATGAATTATGATGGTAGTTGGTCTACTAATTCTAATAACAATGCTCTTGTTCCTGCTAATCAAGATTACGCACCATTTGAATTTAATGTTAAATCAAAACCATTTCCAATAGATGGACAATTAAGTTTTGGTTTTTACTTAGATTCTACAACAACATCAGTTGTTCAAGTAGGTAATTTTCAATTATCATTTAATAGCACATTAAAATCAGTAACTTATACAGCTTATACAGACAATAGCAAACAATATGTTAACACAATAGATGTTCCTTATGGATTTTACGCACAAAGCGTAACTAATTCAAGTATAAATCCAATACAAATTGGTGCTTTATATCTTTCTAACGATAACATAGCTGTAGATTGGACTAGATATGGTGGTTCAGGTGGAGGATATGTCAGTTTACAACAACTATTAACTCAGCAATATATTAACATATATGGTAAAAATATAATAAATCTTGATTGTGATTTATCTAGTTATTATACTACCAATGGAATCTTTAATGCTTCTAAATTAGTTAAGGCTACTGACACAGATCCTAGTCCTATCAATATAGCAAATGATTCATATATGTTAGGTAATGCTACAATCTCATTTGTAGACAATCAAATAAATTCAACATTACTTCAAATATCAAATACAGAGATAGCTAGTACTCTAACAAATGATTATTATTACGAATCAAGTCAATTTTAATATATGGCAACTGCAATAAACGGAACAAATATAGTTTTATATGAATATGATAGCAATGCTATCTATTACTTTAATGGAGGTACTGCACAAGGTACTTTTGATAGTATTATATGTAAAGAATTAAGCAGAAGTCAAGTAGGTGGAACATCGGTTACATTCACTAAAACAGGAGCAGGAACAATAGCTTCTTTTATTACGGATGCTTTAGATCCTGGTGTAACTACGATACCAGCAGGAACTTGGACTTTTAGTGCTTATTATTCTATTCTAACTGCCTTTGCAGGTGCTCAGGTTCAGTATCAATTATATAAATATAATGGTAGTGTAGCTACCTTGTTGTTTACATCGTCA